GATACCCCAGAGGTTTTACAGTATTGATCTAAAGCTGTAGGAAACTGAGGATCCATCTGGCTGTTTGAAATGAAAATCTGTCTCCTTATATATGTATCTCTCCCGGTTATATATTTAGAAATAGAAGATTGTTGCCAACAATGTGGAAGAAACAATGCCTGCAACCGTTTACGGTTTCGGTGAAGTTATCAAGCCAAAATCAAACACTGTTTGAGTCATCTGCTGCCTGAGCTTGTAAAGATTGGCAAAAACATAGTGTGAGTAACGTATCCGGTCTCTGTTTTCCCGCCAAGAACAACCGAAAAAGGTAGTATTTTCGAATTACTTACCTTTAATACGAGAAATGTTGTTGAGATGTGTTGCCTTGTTGTGACAGCCGGCCAAATGCCAAAACAAAGTAGGCGAGTGACACAGATGGACAATGACTCAAGCTCAAGTGTGCAAATTTATTGCAGAAATATGGCTCAGAACAGCAGATGAAATGTTACAATAAATAATTCACAGTATATATTTCACATTCTATTTGCTTCTTTTGCGTTTCACAGACTTTTTAGTATAACTCACAGTAGGTCTCGGACGCTTGCCAGAGGCTCCCAAATTAGCCTGAAACATAAAGCGCCGTCCTAAAGAAAACTGAGATAGTTCACTTGAAAAGCGCTCTGTTAAATTTACTTCCCAAAAGTTATAATCCTTATAAGGATCCTGCTTTTCTGGTGGAGGATTCTGATCAGGACAACGTGTTGCTAAGCTATTTATATATCTGTAGGTATCCTCAATACCTGTGGGAGGAGGTGGCACAAATGCCAACTGCCAATCATCAATAATACTGGGATTCATAGCATTGATATGTGCGAGGATATCAGCTTCCAATGGAATTTTACATAACTGAAAGATAAATGACATTTCATATTCCTCCACATGTCGTAAATAATGTTTAAAATCTTCAGCTTTATACTTATAATTGCTGTCTATTTCCTTTGTAGCAACTGATAATGTAAAATTGGTATTGTGAGTATTATCTGCTACTGTAACAAATAATTCATTTTTCCAACATATACCATTGTTTGTACCTTGTGCTCTTTGTAACCAATATGGTCTATTTAATAATTGAGAATCACTGGTAACTAAAGAACCGCTAGGGGTTCCAAAATAAACATGGTTAGTTAAATTTTTTTGATCCTGACCATCCTGAGGATTTAGAAAATATTCTGGAGCATGAGGTTCTGGAATAGTATCACCAGTGGTGCCCGCTCTTGTCCAAAAATGTCTGGCATACGCTTGTTCACGTTTACCAAAAAAAAATAAGCCATCGCCGAAAATATCATTGGACATTTTAAGCAAATCAGGCCACTTACAAATTGTTGTGTTAATGTCTAAAGGAGCACCTGCTCTATCTCTCTGAAAATTTCCAAAATTTACAGCTCCAAGACCTATATCAAACATATCCCCATCTTGAATATAATCATTCACTAATTGAATAGCTGGACAGGCTCCTGGGTCAGTGTTTTCACCTGCACAAGATTTTGCAGTGTCCCAATGCTCACCTATAGGTGGAGTACATCCAACTATAAGTAATTGCACTTGCTTGGGATCAAATGATACATTTTGTCTGTTATCATCTGTTTGTTTAGTTGGATACTTATTTGGATTTTCAGTGTCATTAAACTTATTAAACAATGGATGTCCAGAAGTACCTATTCCTAATGGACCTCCATGACCTACTTCTAATCCTCGTAAACGCCAAACCAAACGTTCACGTTCTGGGTTAAATACAGAGTTATCAATTAATGCAAACTTATTAGGGTCTGGTAAAGTGCAGCGAAAAACCCTAAACTGATTGCCTGAAACTTTAGGTACTAAAACTTTGGAGTTATCTCCACTGTCACGTATTTCAAAATAAGGGTGGCCAACTGTGAGTAGTCTATCTGTAGCAGCATGAAAAAAAAGAGATGTTCCCACAACATATTCATCCGTACTGTAAACTCTTGCAACAGGTTTGCTGGGCGGTAGGTAAATTTTGCCTGATGAACGTTCCCACAAAGCCATCCTGCAAAATTAGAAAGAAGGCCTTCGTTTGCGTTTGCGAGACAAACTAGGATGTAAAGTAAAATCTGCACTTGCAAAGTCATACTGTAGTACAGGTAGGTCAGGACCAAATGGCAAATCAGGTACTATTATTGAAGGTACGTGTCTTTCAGGATATGATACGAAAAGATCACGTCCTATGTCATCTACAAAGACACGGACGCCTAATTCTGGAGGTAACACTGGAAAATATAAAGTGCCACGTCTATTGCTACTAGTAACAACTAAATGGGAGTTGCTAAAATCCTCTGTTAAAGGATCTTCCAAGTCTATTTCGCTATAGGCAGTATTTTGTAAATCTGCTATAGGATCCACAAACACACTTTCAGCTAATTGATCTACAATACTAAGATCTGCAGAAGATTCTCCAATTGGCAATAGTTCAATAGCATCACTGGTATCTATTGTGCTTAGATCATAATAAAAGTGTACATTTTGTCCTATCTGTAAACCACTACGTGTCCTGATTGTGCCTCGTTGACCAAGTCTACTGAAACGAATAAGACCGGATTCGGTCTCTGAAAATATTGGTCTACTTAATGTGAGCACGTCAGCAAAATCAGGATCTGGAGCAGCAGTTGCAATGTCAGCAACATCTTGATTAAATCGCAAGGTTACCTCCGGGTCAAAGGCGGGATTTTCAAATTCAAATTGAACTGCGCGGGACGCCTGACCCAGAAAGTCTATGTTTCTGGTTGGCTGTTGTGCAGTTCTTCTATTGTATAGTTCTCGAATCCTGGTTAAGCCCTGAGTGATAGGATCTTTAGGTGTACTAGTTTGTCTTCCCGCCTCAATTTGAAACTCCTCCCTTATATTTAAAGGCTCCAATGGTATTTCCTCAAATGCTCCCACTACCTCACCACTAAAATGGGCATCCACAAAAACATTTATGTTTGTATCTTGGGGAGTGTTGCCAGTAATAACACTAATGTGTGGTGTAGAAGATGCAGTAGCCCTTGTTACTGCTACTCGTGAAGGAGCAGTGGGAACAGGCTGCACATCTAGAATAGCTACATCCTCTCCTGAAGTTATTATGGTGGGTTGTCCAGCTGTAGATTTAACATCATTGACTGGATCTATTGAGGTCAATATATTGTCCTCAGGTTCTATGAAATCAACATTAGTTTCAAGTATTTCAGGCTCTAAAGGTTCAGGTATAGTAGGAAGTGTTCCTTCTTCTAAGGGCACTATAGCTGAAACATCAGGTTGTAAAACATCAATAGGAATCATTTCTACTGGACCAATAGGATCTACAGGAACTATAGGCCTTATAACCGTTCCCCCAGGAGCAACTCTACTTGGTGTTGCTAAAGGATTATATCCCATGGATCCACCAGTGCCTTTCCCAGTTCCAATACCCAAACCCCCTAAATATATAAAGCTGCCAAGCCATTTCAATAATTTATCAGCCAATGTTGTACCTTCTATTTTATTTTTGACATCTGGTAAGCAGTCACCTGTGATTTGACATTGCCTATAAAGATTATCTGGAGAATCACGTTTTCTTCGTTTAACAGGATTCATATTCAAAGTCCATTTAATTGTCCCATAAAGTATTCAGAGCCTTTTGGTAATGTAGTATGTCTTATAAACATATCTCTCTGTTTATAATCTTTAAATGCAACTAACATACGACTACGTTTTTCAGAACCGCAATCCCCTACCCATTTAAACACAGAGCTAATACAAAGAAATAGATGCCTGCTACTAGAGTGTGTTTTTCTATATCTAAAGCATTTTAAAGCATTTGCACCCCCTAATATTATTATGACAGGGGGATCCCTAGCTTCTTCTTGTAAGACTCCAAGTCTTGACAGACCTTTCGTTTCAACTGATCTATGTCGTTGGCCCACTTCCTCAGCAGTTGGAGCACCTCTCCCTCCTCCTCGTCTTCCACCTCCTCCTCTGTCTTCGGTTCTTCTTCGTTTCGCTGGGGTTGCCTCTCTGGATCCACGTTCTCTTTGTTCTCGTCGTCGTCTGCGCTGTCCGCTCTCTCTCTCTGGTGTTTTGGTGGTTGATGTGGGCTGAGGTGGCGAGAGACTGGCAACCCTAAGTCTCGGTGGCGAAGGTTGTTGTACCCGTGATGGCTGTTGGTTGGAGGTGGATGCCTCTTCGGACGAGGTGTATCTGGTGGTCGGCTGCTTGGAAGTTTCGGAGGCTCTAGAATAAGTGTTGGCAGCAGAGCTAAAACCAGAGGGAGGGGAAATAGTGTATGTTTTATAATACACAGTCCATTCTTGATTTTTACTATACAATTCTGCATCTTGGGAAAATAATTTAAAATATGCTCTGTCACCTGATGGTTCTACAAAATACAAGCCATTGTAGTCCACAAGTCCCTTTACTTTATGCCATACATTGTCATAATCTTGAAAATAGATATCATTCCAGTTAGTATATTGCATAGCATTATTTCTGTCATTATCAAACCAAACAGTCACAGTAAAACCATTTTTTTTTAAGGTGTTTTTAGGTTCAGTATTTATAAGTTCTGCACTAGTTTCAGGTAATGTCCAACTCTCTTTTCCAAAAGGTGATTTTAATAATGATTGCAAGGTTAAACTTATAGTTATAGCTTGTTTTCCATTGTATTCTGACACCACTAATGCAGGCACAGGTTGAAGTCCTAATTTAGTTATGCCTTGTTGGCGAGCATAATGTAATAGGGCACTCTCTTTTCTAATAATTTCCCAATAGTTTATTTGATCTTGCAAAGATTTAGATTCAGACTCATAATGTCTCATCAACTGCTCTTGTAGTACATCGAAACGCTTGGTCAACTCCTCCATTTCCCTCGTCTTCAGATGCTTTCAGGTCTAATTGATTCCCAAACTTTCTAAAAAAACATTTCCACATAGTATCATCAAACATATATAACGGTTCATTATTTTCATTCATAGGCATTTCATGAGGAAATTTAAAACAAATAACTCTACTATACAAATACTTAAGTGATGGTTCTGCAGGCACATCTATATTTGTTGTTATAAATGTTGGTGGTAACTTTAATTGTAAAGGGGCTCTATGTTTCGTGTCTAAAGAAATACAATTGCCATCTAAGGCTGCCCTCATATTTATGTCTATATATTGCCATGCAGGAAATGTGACATCATCTATGATTCCCACCTTAGCTTCTGCTAAGGGAGATAACCAAAATTGACTTGTTCTATTCATAAAGGACACTACTCTACCTCTGAGAAACTTTATAATTGAAAAACAAAACATAGATTTTCCTGTATTTGGTGGCCCATAGAATACAATACATTGTTTTTTAGCAATTCCCTTGAAAAATGTTTTCAAAGCTATTAGAAATGATAAAAAATTTATCTCTTGTAAACGCAAAAACTGGACTATAGGTTTCCAATTCCCATCACCATTGGTTTCATCACAACATTTATATATCCAATCTGCCATAGTCATTTCTTTCATTTGTTGTCGCTTATACAATTTTACCATATGGCTACAATCTTTAACATATCGTAGCTGATTATTACATCTTAAAAATGCTGCAGCATTTTGATCTTCATCAGCAGCAAGTGCATACTTATAAGCAATTTCTGCTTCATCTACAATATTATTATCAAATGCCCATTGTGTCATTTTTGAAAATTCGAATTGGTCTGCAGTACTCGCCATTTGATGATTAAGCATTGTCTGCTTTGCTACCCAATCTGGAAACTTTCCATATAAATATGATGAATTCCCAAATGACGCTTTATAAAAATATAAAGCAACAGGCACACTTCTTATTTTAGGTGGTTCCGAAAGTATCATTGTTTCTTCTATATTTAATAGGCTAGCAAATAACTTATTAACTGTTTCTCTACATTTGCTTGACTTAAACTCTAATAGTATTAAAGAAGTAAAATCGAACGTAATCATTTGAAAAAATACACAATGTTGTTGCAATAATATTTTACAACTTTCTAATAGTTCTTCTGCTGCTCTTACTATTCCAACCACCCAATTTACTGAACACGTTTTACTGTTTCTAAACGACCTTGTCAATTCCGAAAAACTGACCCCAAATAGGTTATTGATTTTAGAATATGCGACTGCTCGCCAATTAGCATTTTGCAAAACATTACTAATGCCCTTCGCGCCATTTTCAACACTACTTAGGTTAACTTCATCTACCTTTTCAACAGAATCTGTAGCTTCATCTTCTAATATTCCACTGTCAAATAAGCGCCTTTTACTTTGACTTAGCTTTTGTGTTGATATATTTACAGCTTCTAAACGCGGGCTCAATGCAGCAACGCTTTCTGATTCTGGACTCTGGTCAGGAGTTTTAAGATACTTTCGTTTTAGCTTGGCAATAGCTTGCTCATTCTCTTCGTTCATTTGAGCATTGAATAACGCTAGGGACTTCCCATCATCTGTTTCATCAATATCATCTATCAAATTAGATATATCTGAACCTGTACTACCATCAAACAGCTCTTCAATACTACTTATATTGTCTACGCATTCAGCTTCCTCTAGTATAACCCAACTTGAATCATTATCATTTAAATTAAAATTTTCTGTACCTTTATGGTCTCCCATGTTGAAAGGATCGTCTCCTGGAACACCCAGGGCAGCAAAAAGAAATTCCGTCGTTGATTAAAAGTATTTCTAATTGTCTAATACCAACACTTGTTGCTGATACACAGCACCTAACACCTGTTCCACAAGTGGGACAACGAGTGTCAATCCTATAGAATTCGTGCTGCTCCTCCTCCACTTGATCATCTAATGATTCCTCATTACTCAGTAGATTGTTAGGCAAAACTAACTCCTCTAAAACTAACTCAATATCAGCAATAGTAGGTTCTCTTCCAATCATTGTTTAAACATACAGAATCTACACAATCCCCTCCAATGACCCCTAACAAGATAAAAGAACTCCTCATGCAAAACACAGTCAAGTTTTTCAACAAAGCTTAGCAAATTATAACACTCTTTACATCTAATAATTATTTCTTTTAAAGGTTTGTTGATTAAATCAGATAAAACAGAACAAGAAACAGAACATTGACAATGTTGCTGAAATTCAAATAATGCAGACAATCTTAAACATTTAGCACAACATGCATAACAATCTGAACCTCTATAAATCAAACTAAGATTTTTAACATAAAAAGCTGCAAGATCTTGCAAAGGTACAGGAAATTTACAAAATATACAAGGCAATTGTAAATCAAAGAAAGATACCCCAGAGGTTTTACAGTATTGATCTAAAGCTGTAGGAAACTGAGGATCCATCTGGCTGTTTGAAATGAAAATCTGTCTCCTTATATATGTATCTCTCCCGGTTATATATTTAGAAATAGAAGATTGTTGCCAACAA